ATCTTGCTGAACTGTTCCTCCGCGGTGAGGACGCGTGCCACTTCCTTCAGCGTGTATTCCCCGCCGGGCTCACGTTGCGCTTCTTTCGCGCCGTCCTTGGTCTCTTTGTAGACCTTCTCGTGCCAGGTGCCCTCGCGCGGCACGAGCGTGAACACGTCGCCCCGCCGACGCCGCTTGTCGTCGTAATACCCCACGCCGATCGCTTGCACGCGGATCAGGCCGCCCTGCCCCGATTTCGCGGGGGCGGATTCGTGTGCGGGTGTGGAACTTTTCGCCATCGCTGACTCCCTCTGAAAGACCGATGCCGGATGGGACATTGCCAGATCGCTGACAACGCCCACCCGGTAGAACGACTGTCACTAGTTGACGGTATAGTTCTTCGCGTAACTCTTTGCGAGCAACGAGAACAGCGACCAACTCGTGAGCCACGCAGTGCCCGAGATGGTGCCGCCGGCCGTGGTCACGCGCAGCCCGAGATAGCGCTGCGTGGGGGTCCCCGGTGGGAGCGGAATGAACCAGACCGTGCCCGCCAGCGCGGCGGCGAGCGGAATGGTGATTGCCGCATGGACCAGAATGCCCGCCGTCAAGGCGGCGTCTGTCGTGGAGATGATCTCGACGAGCGACGCCGCGACGGTGCCACTCGTGGAAATCTGGAACCCGAAGCCCATCGGCTCCCCGGTGCCAATCTCGCGGAACGGCGGCGTGCCGCTCGGCACGACCCCGCCCGGCACCCCGAGATCGATCGAACTGGTCGACACCGCGGCGGCCCCGAAGGCTTGCGCGCTGCTGACCCGAAGTAACGCATCAATGTACATGGCTATCCTTTCGTGCGTGCCCGCGGCTACGCGACGAGCGTTTCCGTGTTGAGCAACTGATCGACGATGCGGATCGGGATGTTCTGGAACAACATCACGCGTTTGCCGTCCACGTTGTCGTAGGTGATGCCGCCGCCCGCGCCGACCGCCATCCGTTCTTGTTTGGACAGCAACCGCTGCATGGTGCGGTTCATGTAGAACACCGGACGCCCGAGCCGGTTCGGCGGGGTCGCCACGGCCTTTTCCATCGCATCGATGATGGTCACGGCCGCCGCGGCGCTCGCGTCGCTCACGTCCACGTTCGCGATCCGTACGACATAGCGCCAGTCTTTCAGCGCAATGCCCGCTTTCCACTGGAACCGCTCCTGCATCGCGCGCATCCGCGACCCCGGCAGGCCCGCCGTCATTTCAACGGTGACTTCACCGAAGTCCTGATGGAGCAAGCCCGCCGTGGAACCCTTCGGGAAGATGCCCGAGATGGTTTCATCGCCCCAGCAGACGAGCCAGATCGAGCAGTTGTCCGCACCCGCACCGCCGGCCTTGATGACGTTCTCGCCGTTCGCCGCGGTCGAGAGCGAATAGCGCACCGACAAGCCGGTGAACTCTTCCGGGGCGAGCCCCGCGTTGCCGTAGAAGATGGTCTGCGCCAGCTCCTGGTTCATGGCTTCAATGAACGCCTTCGCCTCCGAGAGCCGGAAGGACGCTTTGTTGCCGTTCAGGAGCAGGAGATCGAGATCGACTTCGGACCACGCTTCGAGCATCCCGCACTGCTCATCGATCTGCGCGGTGGTCGACTTGCTGGGCGTGATGCCTTGATTCAAGAGTCTCCACGCGACCGCGGGGAGACCCGTCCGGACGGTCGTGCGATGTCCGGTGGGGAGGTTGCCTTCTTTCCAGACCATGTCGTCGAGGATTTCGTTACTCTGTTTAAGGAGTTCGATAATCGTCGCGACACTGCCATTAGGATCCAGCCGCTTCGCCCAGTCGGCGATCGTCAGGTTCCCGACGCCTAGTGCTGCCATGTCTCACGTCTTTCTGTGAGGGCGGTCATTCCTTGGCCATGTTGGGATAGAGGATTTCGGCGGCCGTCTTCGTGGCCACGCCGCCTCCACTCCCGCTACTGGTGGGGGAGTCTTCCGCCATCAATGTCCCGAGGTCGGCCAGAAGGGACACGACTTCGAGGTGGTTGCCGTAGCCGGTTTTGGTGAGCAAGCTGCGGAGCGCGTCTCCGTGTGGTGTCCCTGCGGGTCGCACGCGATCGAGTGCACGACGCGCGAGGGTTTGTGTGCGTTCGAGGTGGTCCCCGCCGTAGATCGGATCGGCTTCGGTCGCCGTCCGAAACGCCTGACTTTGTGTCGCCAGTGCGTCGACGTGTTGCTCGAGCGCGGATTGCGCCTGCTCCTTGGTCCAGCCGTTGGTTTTCGCGAGCGCTTCGATGTGCGTCACATCGGCTTGGTCCAGCCATGTGTCCGCACCGTCAGGGAGCGTGAGGTCGTATTTCTCGGGAGGCTTGGGCTGCTCGGCCTGAGCGGCTTCCGGCTTCGCGGGTTCGACTGTCGGCTCGTCTGCTTTGGGCTCAGCCGGTTTCTCGGCTGGCTTCTCTGTCGCGGGCGTCTGCTCTGCGGGCTTTGCGGGCTCCGTGGCGACTTCCGCGGGTTTCGTGTCGGTGACCGCGATGTTCTCGGCGGTCGCTGTCGCTGCCATTGCTGCTCTCCTGCCCACCAAAGAAAAGGGCCGGCCCCCTGCTGTGCACAGAGAGCAGGCCCTTGTCGTTCCTTGGTGTGATGAACCGGGAGCGACCCGGCGTCACAAAGTTCCGACTGCGTCGAATTGCTAGATGTGCTCGCTTGCCTCGTCCGGCTTCGGCGTATGACTCGCGTCCGTCGCCCGGTTGTCTCGTGCCTTCCGATCGCGCGCTTCTTTCTCCATCAGCGTGTAGAGGTCTTCATCACACGCGACCAGGAGCGCCAACAGCTCGTGCCCGAAATCCTGGCGACCCGCGTTGTAGTAAATCTGCTGGTTCATCGCGAACACGGACGTAAAGACCCCCGCGCGCTCGAGCAGATCCCACAACACGAACCGCCCGGCGGGTTGACTCAACGTCGCCCGCAAGGCTTCGGAGAGCAACGCCTCGCGATCCCGGTCCTTCCGGGCCGCGCGTTTCACTTGCTGCGGATCGGCGGCGTTGCGAACCTCGGCGCGATCCATCTACGGGACCGATCCCGCCAATGTGCCGGTCAACGTCTTCCCGCACACGGCGGTGGATTCGCCCATCACGACAAGTCGATGGAAAATCCGCTGCTTCAGTGAGCCGGTCGTCGCGTTCGCGGCGTAGGCGCTTGAAAGGTTCGCTTTATTCAGACCGAGGATCAGGCTGGCGCCGGTCGGCGTCGTGTTGCTCGCATAGGTGCAGCTCACCGGAGGGTAGGCGACGTCGTCGACGCCTTTCAGGGTGATCGACAGCAGCCCCGCATCCACGTCCATGACGAACGACGCGACACGGTAATTCGCATTGCTCGGCTTGGTTTCCGCGACACTGAGCGTCACGATCTCCTGCGCGACGAGCGAGAGCGCGGCCAAACCGCCGATCAGCCAGACGAGCGCGAGCGCGAGCGCGAGTAAGCCACGCCGGTTCATAGACAACTCCCTATTTCGCACTGACGCAGTCCCAATTCACGACCGAGCCGTCCACCCAAGCCGACGCCGGCACAATCGTGAGCACGGTCGTCGTCGCCGAATACCCCATGGCGCGGACGTTCGCGGCCGTGGTCGTTTCGACGTTCCCGCCGCAACGCGGCGCGCTCGGGAAGGCCGTCCCGTTGAACGTAATCGTGCAGGTCGCTACAGCGGTCGTCCCAATCGTGACCGCCCCGGAGAACGGCGTGGACCCGGCCACGACAGCGGGCGACCCGGCGCCACACGCACTGACGGTCGGGAGCGCATCGACCTTCACCAGACTCCCCGTCGTGAGGGCATTATTACTAATCGTCAGATGGCCGTTCGCGGGCGCTTGCCACACCGTCCGGCCGGTGAACGCCATGTAGTTCGTGGCCCCCGCTTCGATGTACGCGAGCAACGTCAGCGACCCCGCCCCGCCAAATTGCGCGGGCATCGTCGCCGCGGCCCCATTGACCGAATTCTTGAGCATGAGAATGCCTTGCGTCGCAGTCGACGTCATCGGCACGTTTTCAAACCAAAAATCATTGGTGCGGCTAACTAGATCATCGGAATCCCAACTGTTCGCCCGAAACCGCAACCGGGGACTCTGCTGCACCGGCACGCCCGCCGTCGCCGCCGTGTTATTCGCAAGCACGAGCCCATCGGTGGACGTCACGACAATCCCGTCCCGGTCAATCTCCTGCACACCCGTAAACACGTTCGTCGTGAGTGTCGCGCCACCCGCGGCCACCACCGTGCCCCGGAAATAATCCTGCGCCGATACGGGCGGCACGACCAGGAGCAGGACGACCAGCGCCCACCCGACTCGGCTCATCGGACCACACTCCCCGAAATCGTATGCACGACCTGCGTCGCCGCCGCCACGATCCCGTAGACGCTATCCCCCTGGTCGAGGTTGATACTGATCGCGTCCCCGGCCGCGACCTCGAATCCGTTCGCCACGGTGACGGAGGCATCGCCGATGTAGACCGACACCGCCGAGGGATTGCGAATCAACACGCGCCCGGTCTGCCCAATCGTCGGCGCGGTATACAGTAGCGTGGCTGTCACGGCCACCGTGACGCGGGTATAGCGCACGACGGCCTGCCCCGGCACACTCACCAGACTGAGCACCACGATCAGCGCCATGAGTCGAAACGCGCGTCGCATCGCTCTTCTCCTTCGTTAGCCGAGTTCCAATTGTTTCTCATGCCAGCCGATGAACCCCTGAAAGGTTTCGCCGACGACATTCGCGATCACGTGCATAGCGAAATAGCGCCCCGGTGGGACGATGAACCCGCCCTGAATCGCGCCCCAGATCCCATACCCCGGCGTGGCCGCCACGCCCGGCTTCCCGACCGAGGGGCCAATCGGAAACCAGTTTGTCTGTAAGCCCGTCGTCGCGGGCAACGCCGTGGCCGTGAGAATCGTCCGCACGCGCGTGTCGTTGGCGCCCCCGCCCATCCCGTTACACCGTTTGATGACGAGCGCCGCATCGGTCGGCGCGGCTTCGCGCACTTGGCCCAGGAGCCCGAGACAGTTCGCCTGCCCCGCCGCCGCCGTGCTCACCACGTTCTGCGCCGCGACCCAATCAATGATCAGGGACCGCCCGCCGTCCGGTTCGTTGTTGTAGATCGCAAACATCACGGCGGTCGTCGGGATCGCCACCACCGCCGGGACCGCCGTCGTCGTGTTCGTGAAGTAGGACCGACCCGATCGGACAATCTCCTGATACGGCGTCGCCCCGAGCGCCACCAATTGATCCAGCTGCCCCGAGAGCGTGATCTCGCGCGAGACCCCGCCCTTCTCGCCGTCGAGGGACTCCAGCAGTTTGCGAATCCGGCCCATCGGTTTGACGTCAGTCGCCATCGATCCTCTCCCTCTTACTCATCCACCTCGACGCCGTGAACAAATTCCAGCACCCGCCGGAGCCGATCGACCGACACACTCAGCCCGTCTAAGGATTCCTGCAGCGTGTGATCGGCCACCCGGAGTTCGCCCGCCGTGGTCAGTGTCATGGGCGCCGTCGTGTCGCCCGCGTGATAATCGGGTTCGTCATCCACCACACTGGAGACCAGCGCGGTCGGCGCATCGGGCAGCCCTACATGCGTCGGCGGATTCGCTTTGTCTCGGGCCATCAGGCCGCCCCTGCCTGTGCCGCGGCCCCTTGCACCAGCCGATTGAGGGCCGTATCACCCGTCAACGGCGTTTCACTCGCCGTCTTCGCCGTCTGCGCCATCTTCAACGCGTTTTCCGCGTCCATCGCCTGCTGCTGCGCTTGAGCCTGCTGCTGGCGCATCGCGTTCGCGTCGTCAGTCGACCGAATAATCCGCGGGTCGACGCCCAGCATCTCGCCGTAGTTGTCGACGACCTGGTCAAAGTTGATCTTCGCCACGACGGACGGATCCATCCCCATCAGCATCCCGGCCGATTGCAGGAACCGATCCTGCCCGACGACGCCCACGAGCTTCTGCGCCTGCGCCATGATCGAGATGTATTCGACCTTCAGCTTGACGCCGTGGAGCTCGGTGGGTGGTTCTGGGATCAGACCGGCCTTCTCCATGAGGCCGAAGACGCGATCGACAATCGGATCGAGCAGTTCATCGTTGGTCCGCTCGAGCACCGGACCGAGGGCGAGGAGCTTCTCTTCGTGGCGTTCGTCAATTTCTCGCGCGGTGATCGGTTGACTGCCCCGCTGGTCATCGGACCGCGCCAGCATCAGAAACAGGTCTTCGTAGAACGCGCGCTGAATCCGGTATTGCACTTCCCCGATGTCTTCGCGCAAATGCTGAATGTTCAGCGTGACTTCGTGGATGGCCCGGAGCCCGCCTTGGCCTTCCCGCTGGTTGACATAGGTAATGTCGCCGGGGAGCAGTGAAGTCTTCTGCGTGCGGAGTTCGGTCGGCCCGACCAGCGGCGGATCGACCATCTTCGAAATGGCCTGCCCTTTCCGGCGCTGCATGATCTGGAGTTGCTTGATGTCGCCGAGCGCCGTCATGCCGGGGCAATCCGTCCCGTAGGTATCTTCCCCGGTGATGTCCCACCGCGGCGCCATGATCGGGAACGTCTCGAAGCCGGACTCTTTGAGGAAGCCCAGCCCGCTGCTGTCGTAACTGTTGTTCCCCGCCCGTGATCCGGTTTCGAAGTAGCACGAGGTCCACGGCAGATACTTCGCTTCGAGTCGGTCCTTCCGCGCGTATTCGTTGGGCTTCACGATCCAACAGACCTGCACCCCGGTTTCATAATCCCCGCTGTCCCAGAGCGCATGAACACTCGGGCTGATGGGCGTCCAGTCGATGTCACGGCCGTTCGCCTTCACGCCGAACTGTTCCACGATCTGACGCACCGTGAGTTCGTATTCCCGGCAGAACGTCGTCGTCAACCCGCGCGCATCCTGCCCGAGGGCGTAACTCATGATCGGGTAGGCGTAGCAGCGAAACAGATCCTTGCTGTCGTCCACGACCGACATACACGCCGTGCCAAAGACCCCGAGATCCCCATAGAGCATCGGCAGCACGTTGTAGAGGTTCGTTTGGAGGAACACCGTCAACATGCGCTGGGTGACGATGTGCAGCCATTCCTTGACGGGACCGAACTCGGCGAGATCCGGATCGGGGGTGCTCAGCTTCATCCACGGCCGCGCGGGCGAGGTCAGCCCAGCATGGAGCCCTGAGCTGAGGGTGCGCGCGGAGAAACGGGCGGTCGAATCGATGATGTTCTGATTGCGTTTGTCGCCCTTGTTCCGGTCGCCGCTCCACGTGCGAATCCGCCGCGGGAGCAGCCAGCTCGCCAACTCCTGGTAATGACTGTCGAAGGTCGCGCGATCACTCCAGAGGGCGGAGCGCAGCTTGTCGTAGCGGGCGCGCTTGCCTGTCACCGACGGATCGCCCAGATAACTCGGCATCAGTAGCCGATCTTGCCGACCAACGTTTTCGGGGTCAGGGTGGCGCTGGGCGCTTTCGTCATACTCGGCGCGACGAGGACATTCCCGGCCGCCGCGCGCTTCTTCGCCTTCTGTTGGGCGACGGTGGCCGCCCCGATGGCGGTCGAGGTGGCTAAGGGCGTGGAGACCGGCGGGGGAATCGCCCCACCCAGCTTCACCTCTTGCTTCGGATCAACCACGCCGGGATCGACGGGCGCGGGCGCGGTGACGGGATCTTTCTTCTGAAACTTCTTCGCCAGCAGGCCGGTTAAGCCAAATAAGTTGAGCGGGTTGACACCCAATCCGGCCGTCCTTTCTCAGAGGCCACAACGGAAAAGGGCCAGCACCAACGACTCGCTTAGAGTCATCAGCACTGGCCCTCTTCCAGTTGCGTCCTCTTGTCCGGGGAGCGGCTGAGGAAGCCTCTCCAGCGCGGGGATCAATCCGCGCCTGCTCACCCGGTCAAACTTGTGTTACGTGAAACTCTTAATTAGATGGTCTTGGCCCAAGCAGTCTCCACGGCATGATACCCCTGTCTCGCGTAGAATAGGCCAACTTCCGTGTTTGCCGGGGCCACCATTTTCAACGTGGTGATGCCTTTAGCCCTCGTCCACGCTTCCGCGTGCTGCAAGAGCGCTGGCCCGGCCTTGAGCGCGCCTCGTCGGTGCGGTTCCACCCACCAGCACAATTCCTCCGCAAAGACTTCCCCACTCAAGGGATTCGGGACCGCCACCAGGATCAACATCCCGAATGGTCCATCCTCATCTTCCGCGAGGAACATCACCCCTTGATCGCCTAAGCCTAAGATCATCTCGCCGAAGGCGGAAACGCTCTCCCTCGTTGCCGTCCCAAGTAAGCGTTGGTAGCCCGTCTGGGCAATAAAATGTAAGGTCATGGCGACGAGCGCGGGAAGATCCGCAGCGGTCGCGGGACGGATGATCATGCCGTGTCCCACCGTAAGGTATGGCCGTGCTGTGGTCCGTGACACACCACCTCCGGCACCGCCTCGCCCTCGTATTGACTTTTGATCAGGCCGAGACACACCGGACACTGATAGTTCATCGCCCTGTCGCTGTTCCACACGACGCGATCGTTCGGGACAAATTCTTCCTTCATGGGCGCGGCTTCTCATGCACCGCCGATGGACGGAGAACGTAAGCAGTGCGATCTTCTCCTGACGCGAGATCAAAGCCGAAGGCAGGCCGTTCTGACTCCGGATAGAGATCTTTGTTCAGGGCACGGGGAAATAGTTGGACTTCCAACAGAAACCCGAACGGAAGCCGAAGATGGCCCTTGAACCCTCTTGGTAGCCAATCAATCTCGCGCCACAGCTTCCGGTAGCGGTCTTGGTTCGCGTCCTCTAACTGCTTGATCAGCCCTTCCTGATGCGCAAGTTGTCGGCTGAGGGCGTCCAGCTTCAGCAGGAGATCGTGATCCCCTTTCCCGGCGGAGCGTTCTAAGGCGTTGAGCCGTTCATTGACGTTCATCGGTTCCTCAGTGGGTCAAGATGATGCCCGACTCGCCTTTGTGTTCCAGAAACCGCGCGCACACCTCTGCCAGTGTGCGGCGCTGATTCTCGGGATACCCGTCGAGGAGCTTCCTCGCGCAGCGGCAGAGCGCAATCACAGCAATCGACGCGTCCACGTTCAGGGCGTCTGCCCGCATCAAGACCACGGTGAGTGACGCTTCGAGGTCGTTGACGGTGCGTGCGTCGGCATCGGTGAGCTTCTCCATAGGCTTCACGCAAACGGATCAACGTCTCTCGCCGCCTGATCAGGGCTCGGGAGCGCAAACGGGTCCACATCCCGCGCGACATGGTTCGACGTTCTCAAGTGCGCCAACGCTTGCGCCGGCATCTCTGGCAACGCAAACGTCGTGGCCAGGGCGTCGGCATAATTCGGCGACCGCCCGAGTCGTGATTTGATCTGATCCTTCTCTTCTAACAAAAACTGGCCCTTCCGGAACGTGTAGGTCGGCGTCGTCAACTCCCCGACGAGTTCGGGCACGTTCGGCAGCGCGCCGCCATCCTGCACCCATTTCGCCATCCCGAACCACATTTCCGCCCGGCGATTCGCATACCGCCGATCCAGCGCCGGCGCGGCGAATTGCACATTGTAGAGGTTGTAGCCGCTGTCAAGGCAGACATCAGACGCCCCGGCCGCCCATCCCCCGGTCGCGTCGATGAACTCCATCTCCGAGCCCCAGGACGTCTTGGCGCGGATGATGGCGGTGGCGATATCGACCGACACGGCCGTGTTTCTCGCGTGGCGCATGGACCGGGGCTGGAACGCCGCCCGCCCCTGCCGCGGGAAGAGGACCGTCAAGTCGTCGCCGAAGCGCGCGACGTCCACGCCTACCCGTTTTTGGGCATGGTCATACTGCGTGATCAGGAGATGGCGCTTCATCGCGGCCGTGACTTCCTCGACGCCGAGCAGCGCGTTGATGCTCGCTTCTGGAAAGAGGCCAAGGACATTCACCTTCACCCAGGCGTTGTCCCGCCCGTATTTCCGAATCTCGTCGCGTGCCCACTCTAAACTGATCCGGGGCGCCCGCTTCGGATCGTCCGGGTCGCCGGTAATCTCGACCACATACCACTGATCCCGTTCTGACGTGCACGCGAGATAGAGTGGCCCTTCGAGCGAGGTCGGGTTGCCAGCCTGGAGGAGCTTCGTTTCAATCCCGCTCGCGAGCACCGCGCCAGCGGTAACGGCAATCGCCTGCGGAATCGAGCCGCTCTCATCCATGACGAACATCATGTAGGGGGCATGCAGCCCGGAGAGGACCGCTTCTTGCGCCTGTTTATCCGCGCTCTTACTCCACTGTCGGGCACTCACCCAGTTCGTGGCCGGGTCGGTTCTCGAGACGATGTGCGTCTGGTTCCACTCAAAGGCTTTGGTGAGGGCTGGCGAGCGGCCCATCCAAAATGCCAGCTCCTTCCAGAGTCCGTCTCTCAGGTTGTCGCCCGAAATCGAAATCGCTGAGATTTGCGCGAGCGGGCGCGTGAAGAGGAAGTTGAGAATCAACCAGGCAAGCACCGTTGTCTTGCCGCAGCCCTTCGCCGCCTTGAGCGCCAGCCGGTTCACCGTCGGGAAGACCGACAGTGCTTCGGCTTGCCAGTCGTCGGGCTCAGCCTTGAGCACTTCGCGGACAAACGCGATCGGATCGTGCCACCAGCGCATGAGCCCTTGTTTGGCAATCTCTTCGACCGTCATTCGTCGGCTCCAGACGGTGACGAGGTGTCATTTTCTTTAGGAATTCGTTGGTCACCGATCCCGAGCGCCTCCGCGATCAACTGCGCTAACGTCTTGTCGGCGCTGATGACAATCTGCTCCTTGGGTTTCCCCTTGGCGTAGTGCCAGAGCATGGACTCCAGCGCCGGCGCGAGCTTGCCCTTCATGAGCCGCGCTTTGAGCTTCTCGCGATAGATCGGGTCGTCGACGAGCTCGGCGCATGCGGCCTTGGCCTCGATCGACACCTTGTTCGGAATGCCAGGACGCCGACCAGGACCACCGCGCCGAAGCCCTTTCGTGTTTCTACTCACGGGTTTACCACGATTACTTTTTTCGTAAACCTACCTGCCGCTTCCACGCTACCACTCAGCGCCCATGGTTCTCATCGGCTTTCTCTACGTCTCCCCTGGGGGAGCGGGGGAGGCCGTAACAGTAAGAGCCGAAAGACGTTGTGTCGCGCGGTGACGGCGTTCCCGGTGTTGGGCGCTGGGATCTACCGCGTTTGTCCTCGGGGTCATGCCGTCTCCTGTGAGAACCGAAGCCCGCGCTGGGCTGTTCTCGTCGCGGATAAATCCTGATACGTGAGATCGACGCCGACCCACCGCCGATCGAGGCGTTCGGCCACGGCGCCAACGGTGCCGCTCCCGAGAAACGGATCGAGCACTAGGTCTCCGTGGCGTGAGCCTGCCAGCACGCACGGCTCGACAAGGCCCTCTGGGAACGTCGCAAAGTGGGCGCCGCTATAACCAGGATGGTTAATGCGCCAAATCGTTCGTTTGTTCCGGTCCTCAACCACGTCTTTCACTGACGCTGAGAAACTCGCGTTCTGCTTGTTACCGTGCTCGCCAAGGAGCGACTTCGGATTCACGCCAGCCATATGTTTCAACGACCGCGCGATGGTTTGGTCGCCGGGCCCGCCGTCCGCGTATTTGTGCGACGCGCTCCGGCCGCGTGCATACCGCGCGTGAGTGTCGAGCGAAGCCGGTTCCTTAATCGCGTCGGCATCGTAGTAGTAGGCGCGTGACTTCGCGAGCAGGAACAGGTGTTCATGCGCGGTGGTCGGCCGGTCCTTCACGGATTCAGGCAAACACGCTGGTTTCTCATAGATGATTTCCGAGCGCAAAATCCACCCGTCGGACTGCAGCGCGAGCGCCACGCGCCACGGAATCGCCAGCATCTGCTTCGGCCCCATGTCGGTGGACGTGCGCAGGTTGATCCT